AGATCCAGAAGAGATTGACCACGCGAAGGCAACGCTTCCCGGCTGGGCCTTCAGACAAGAATACATGGCGTCCTTTGACGCACAAGGCAGCGAATACTTTGACGTTGAGGACTTCGATTACTATGACGAACGGCCTAAGACTTCTGAGTACGTTGACTACTATATCGCTTGTGACTTGGCTGGCTTTGAGTCAGACCGAGGGAACAAGAGCAAGCGAAGAGATAACTCAGCCATTGCCGTGGTCGCTGTCGATACCACAGGTACGTGGTGGGTCGAGGACCTTCGGTACGGCAGATGGACGCTGGACGACACGGCGAACGAGATATTCTCTGCTGTCCGAGACTACAAAGCAATCAAGGTTGGAATCGAGAAGGGCATTGCTCAGCAAGCCGTGATGGGTCCACTGACGGATCTAATGCGCCGGACGCACAGGCTGTTCCACATCGAGCTGCTCAGTCACGGCAACACCAAGAAGCAGGACCGCATACTGTGGGCCTTGCAAGGGAGATTCGAACATGGAAAGATCAAGCTCAAGCGAGGAGACTGGAACGCAGCATTCGCGGATGAAGCATCGGCTTTTCCTAGTCAGCTGGTGCATGATGACCTTATTGACGCACTCTCCTATATTGATCAGATGGCTATAGTGCCATACGCTTCCGGACTGGAAGTTGACGACGACTACGAAGCCATTGACATAATCGCAGGATACTAAGCATGGATATTGATATATTTCAGGACAACGTGGAAGGCCACGAGGAAGACCTAGCTGGTTGGGTAATGGGCAAGTGCCAAGAGTACCGCGACCACTACGAAGCTAACTACTCTGAGCGCCATGAAGAGTACATGCGTATCTACCGCAACCAGTGGTCCAACCAAGACAAAGAGCGCGAGAGCGAGCGAAGCCGCCTCATTGCTCCTGCTACGGCACAGGCTGTTGAGTCTAACGTAGCTGAGGTCGAGGAAGCCACCTTCGGGCGCGGTAAGATATTCGACATCAAGGACAACCTTGAGCAGCAGCCTAACCCACAGGCAGCAGCCAACATCGGCTACATCAAGAAGAAGCTGCACGAAGACTTCGCTCTGGCCCGCGTACGCAGCGCCGTTGCAGAGGTTCTGGTTAACGCAGCTGTCTACGGTACGGGTGTCGCTGAAGTAGTTATTGACGAGGTTAAAGTACGCAAGCCTGCTTCACGTCCTACGATGGACGGCGCTATGCAGGAGTACGGGGTAGAGGAAAGCTACCGCCCTGTCGTCAAGCTCAACCCTGTCATGCCTAAGAACTTCCTAATCGACCCGTACGCTACGTGCGTGGACGAGGCGCTAGGCTGCGCCATCGACGAGTTCGTGTCTCGGCACATCGTTGAGGAGCTACAGGAGAGCGGCGTCTACTTGCAAGAGTACGTAGGCAACGCATCAGCAGACGAGGAGATTCAGGTCGATCCGCTGCAGACTAACCAAGAGGGCGACAAGGTTCGCCTGACCAAGTGGTACGGTAAGGTGCCTCGTGATCTGCTCATCGACGCAGGCGTAGAGGAAGAAGAGATTGAGGAAGACGGACACTACGTCGAGTCTATCGTCGTCATCGGTAACGAGGACGTCATACTCAAGGCAGTGCCTAATCCTTATATGTGTCAGGATCGTCCTGTAGTGGCGTTCCAGTGGGACATCGTGCCTAGTCAGTTCCATGGGCGTGGCGTGTGTGAGAAAGCGTACATGAGCCAGAAGGCGCTCGACGCGGAGCTGAGAGCACGGATTGACGCACTCGCCCTCACCACCCACCCCATGATGGCGGCGGACGCAACCCGCATGCCACGAGACAAGAAGCTGGAGATCAGGCCCGGACGTATGCTGTTAACCAACGGCAACCCCGGCGAAGTCCTGATGCCCTTCAACTTCGGCCAGCTGAACGCTGTCACCTTCCAGCAGGGAGCGCAGCTACAGCAGATGGTCAGCCAAGCCACAGGCGCGGCAGAAGCCAACGCAGGAATGGTACAGAACGACGTAACGGCAGCGGGCCAGAGCATGTCTCAGGGCGCTATCATCAAGCGTCAGAAGCGCACCTTGGTTAACTTCCAAGAGAACTTCCTAATCCCATTCATCCGCAAGGCAGCATATCGCTACATGCAGTTTGACCCTGAGAACTATCCAGTGGCTGACTACACGTTCTCGCCCTTCAGCTCTCTCGGAGCCATGGCGCGTGAATACGAGGTCAACCAACTGTCTCAGATACTGCAGGTCATCCCGCCGCAGTCGCCCGCGCATGGCGCGATTGTCAAGGGCATCATTGACCACCTGAACGTAAGCAACCGTGAGGAACTCATCGCAGCCGTCGAAGCTGGCAACCAGCCTGATCCACAGGCGCAGCAGATGCAGCAGCAAGCTCAGCAGATGGAGATGATGGTTCAGCAGGGCCAGATCGAGGTACTCAAGTCGCAGGCTATGGAATCAGCTAGCCGGGCTAAGAAGTACAGCACCGAGGCTGACCTGTACCCGCAGGAGCTTTCGCTCAAGTACGGCGACATGAACCAAGACGGCAAGGCAGACGAGCAGGCATTCACCCGCAAGGTGAAGATGGCCGAGCTGCTGCTAAAGGAGCAAGAGCTTCAGCTAAAGCAAGACACGACAATGGTTAACGCTAAGGCTAAGGCCGAGGCTGAGCTTGTCGGTCAGCTTTCTGAGCTGGAGAATCAAGCACCAAAACCACAAGACGGACTCCCTCCCGTCTAATTAATAGGAGACAACTAGATGACCGATAGGATAGACCTTAGAACATATAACAACGGGTACTACGGTTACATGAACGAAGATGTCCGGCAGGAGCTGGGCCGCATCCAAGACGCTGGACAGTTCCTCGGCACGTTTGACTCCGCTGTCACCTTCCTAGCGAGGGCAGCTGGCGGACAGGCGGAGAAAGGCGACTGGGGTGTGGACGCAGCTAGTGGGCAGGTTTACGTGTATAACGAAAACGCGGGAAACTTTACGGCAGTTGGTACTTCCGAAGCTCAAGTACAAAGCATGATTGATGCGTCAGGCGGCTATGGCGGCGTAACAACGCTCCTAGCAAGCAACCAAGCAATCGCTGGTGGACAGACTGCGGGCCTTGCTGATCCCCTCGGTAACATCTCCGGCTGGTACTTTAAGAACAGCAACGACCTGACCGACAAGATCAACTGGTACTACCTAGCAAACCAAAACCCGTCTCTTAGCATGACGCTCGCTAACTTAGACGGAATGTACGCCATCGTAGACGTACGCGCTGAGGGTTCTCCGTACTTTACTATATACACCGCCCCTACGGGATCAGGCGATGCAGGAGGCTGGTACAAGTCGCGTCTTACCTACGGTCCTGCAAATCCGTACATGGACTTGACGGCGTACATCGGCTCGACCGTAATGCTCTACTGGGGAAGCGACCCCGGTGACTTTGTAGGTCTGCCCCGCATCGAGTGTACTTTGGACGCATTCTCCTCTAACGGACCGCAGAACAGTGCTGAGACAGTTATGTTTGGCGCTTTATCTACCTCCACTGGCTACTCAGCCGGGCACTACGAGTTCGTAGTTAGCGACCTAGCCTACGAGTACAACAACATTGTATACCAGTCAGCTTTGTCTAGCATAGGCGCTCTGGCTCCTGCGGCTGGTGACACGCACTACGTAACGCTGGATGGCGTGAACGACTACATCAACCTGACCGGCACGGGCAACTGCTTCGACCTGTCAGCAGGCGCTGAGTGGACGTTGGGCTTCACCGTTGACACGGGATACGTCGGCAACAGCGACAAGCTGTCCACGGTACAGTCTGGTTCTAACAGCCACGTCTTCTACAACGGCGGGCTACACAGCACGTTCGGTAACGGAGCGGGTGCGCTGAGCTGGAACACTGCGGCATACATGACGGGCATCGCGGCTGGTGACAAGATCGCCTACCGCGCTAACGGCACACACGTACAGCTCTGGTGGAACGGCGTACTGAAGCACCAAGCTGCGCTGGGTACTGGCGGTGTCACTACTGGAACGCCTAACAGCCTGACCATCGGTAACGCTACGACCTCCTCAACAGCTGGTTCGGTTCCTAACTGGAACACGTCTGTGGACAACCTGCTGGTGTGCTCAGGCGCTAGCCTCACCGATGCTGAGCTGGCTGAGTTCTTCTCCTCTGACGACTTCGCTCTGTACTCCTTCGCGGGTACGAAGCTGACCGACTTCGTCACAATGGGCGAGGACACGTACCCCAACATCACTGGCGAGAACGCTGTCGTAACTGGAACTCTCGTCAACGGCACAACAGCTAACTTCGTGGAGCGTGTGTAATGAATAGATACTTTGTAGTTCGTAATGTAGCCACTGTAGGCGATGGTGTTCAGGTAGGTGCCGGGTCTATTCCCGGTACTTCCCCTGCGCTATTCACCAGCGGTGATGTAACCACTGGAGACTGGTATCTGTACAAAGTACCGGCTGACGGTGCAGCCCCCACAGGCGCTAAGGTACAGGAACTGACTATCGACGAAGCCCGGCTTTCTGTACAGTCTGAGCTGTTCAACGGAGGCATCACCACCGCTGAGTACATTGCAGAGGAGCAGAGAGTTGCTCAGCTATTACGTGCTGAGTTCATGGTGGCGCAGGCTGCCCTGAGCATTTCAGCGGCTGAGGCTTTGTTCACGGCCCTTGAGCCCACTTCTCACGCACTGTCAGCGGGCAGCTTGAACATTGCTTACTTCCGCTTCAACAACTCAGCGGTTGACCAAGCAACCAAGGACGCCTTCAACCCGTTGTTCGAGAGCTTCTTCTGTAAGTTCCCTCGAAACTTAACGTAAGGTAAGTGGTAATGGACATCTATCGAGTAGTTTGGAAGGACGCCCAAGGCGGCGCTAACGTAGGCTGGCGGGATCTTGAGGAGCTGAAGCACATTGAAGTGGCCATCGCCGTGAGCTGCGGTATTATCCTAGTAGACGACCTAGAACGGCTCGTTATATGTCCTCACTTCCTGTTAGACGAATACGGCGCTGTCGAGCAAGGCGACGCCGAGATTGTAATACCAAAGCAGTGGGTGGTGTCGTGTGATCTCTTGGAGATAAGCGCATGATGACATTCACTCTTTGGCTCTACCTCGTGCTGGACACGGGGCAGTTCTCAGTAATGAAGAGCCTGACGTTTTCGACTGAGCAGGCTTGCGAGCACGCCGCTATGCAGATAGTGGCCTCTCGTCCCACTGGCGTGAAGACAATCGCGGCAGTATGTAAGACGTCAACCGACGTATAACCATTAACCCCATCTCCCATGGAGGGATAAAGATGAAGGACTTAGTAAAGATCAAACAGCTAGAAGACGTTGTAACCCAAATGAACAGCATCTTCTCAGACCTTCTAAAGCGCATCGAAAAGCTGGAAGCTGAGCAAGCCAAGCCAGTCCGAGCAGCCGCCAAGAAGGGAGCTGAATAATGGATGACAAGTATTTCGAAAACGCGCGGGGCATGTTTC